ATTTAGTACAATAAAAAAGCCCCTTACGGGGCATCAATTAGATATCACCTTCTCTGCGATTTTCAGAACGAATAACACTGAATTCTCCTTCGGGATATCGTGCAGAAAGTTTAATTGTATTCCTAAGAACTACTTCATCAAATGTAACTCCCAGCGCCATACATGCTTGAGAGAAATACCAGAACACATCACCAAGTTCAACAATCAAATGCTCTCGATTTTCATCAGTGAGTTCTTTTCCTTGGAACAAAATTTTCTTAACAATTTCAAGAAATTCTCCACCCTCACAACAAAGACCAACTGCTCCCGTGAGCAACCTAGAAATTTGTTGATTTTGTTCTGAGCTTACTCGCTCAACACGACGAACAAATTCTCTAGTATCTTTAGAAGGATAACTAGTTGTACCATCGACAAATTCAAAATACTTAGAAACGTCTACTTGTTGTGTCATAAAATTACTCAAATTTAAATTTACTAAACTTATCGGAGGTTTGTTTTGCTGCAGCTTCAAAATCATACTCTTCATCTTTAGATGATTTAGAGATTAAATCTTTCTGTGCATTCTCCTCTACATCATACAACCTCATGCGCGACCTGTCAATACCTATAACAAATCTTTTAAATGATGTTGGGTCATTATACCGATTCTTAAGTTGCTTGACTAAGATTTGATTAAGTTGTTCCAAATCTTCTGTACTGATGAGAGCGAACATAAAATCAGCAGTAGCTGGAAGACCAAAGGACTCACTGGTATCAGTGATATCAACATCAGTGCTACTATAACCAGTCCTAGTAGTTTGTGTTGCAGAGACAATTGGTACATTGTGCTCAACTGCCAATCCTCTGAGTTCTTCCGCAATTGCTTTGACATAAGTATAAGAGTTTACGAGACTTCCCTTGTACCTTGACGAAGAGCAGATATTAAGATAATCAATAAAAATAATATCAGGACGGAAAGATTTTTTAAGGGATAATTCATTAAGCAAAGATTTAAAGTGACCAGCGTGAGCAGAGGCAGTTGGATATTCTTTGATAATGAGTTTGCCTTTTGTTTTTTTAGAAAGTTTTTCAAGTTTAGATTCATACATAGAGTGTGGCAAGTCTTGCAATTGCTGCACAGGTACGTTTAATAAGTTTGCATCAATTCGCTCAGCAATTTTTTCCTCTGCCATTTCAAGTGTAATGTAGAGAACGTTGCGCCCCTGCAAGAGGGCGGAGCTAGCAACGTGGCACATGAATAAACTTTTCCCGACACCCGTGCCAGCCAAAGCGACATTGAGAGTCTTATTAGGTAAACCACCTTTGGTAATTTTGTTGAAAAGTTCAAGGTCAAATGGGATTTTGTCTTCTGTTCGGTGGTAATACTCATAGCGTTCTTGAAAATCATCGATGTAATCATGACCAATATGCTGGTCAAAAGAAACTGAAAGTGCTTTTTGTAGGATAGAAGGAATAGCATCGGGATGTTGCTTTGAATCCTTACCATCAGCAATTTGTACACTTTCTAACAGGGCAAGATAAATTGCTCTATCTCTACACCATTTTTCAGTTGTGTCTACCAACCAAGTATTGTCTACATCAGAAGCTTCTAAGTCTTGAATTTTTCCAGTGATTTTTCTATAATCATCGTCTGTCAAATCTTTACGATTATCTAATTCAATCAACAATACTTCTTTAGTTGGTACTTGATTATAAGAATCAATAAATTTGTAAATTATGTCAAAGAGAATTTTATCTTCTAGATTAGAAAAATATTCTTCTTTGATATAAGGTATTACTTTACGAGAATAAGATTCATTCGTAAGCAAACTAGAAATAATAGTCTTTTCAATTTGCTCCATCAGATTCCAATTCTTCGAGGTCTACAGACATTGTACCATATAAAAACTCTTTTCGGGCAGCCTCGTCAAGTTTTTTCATGAGGTCGTCCGTAAAATATTTTTCAGGTTCTTTTAAGATTTGCTTTTCGTATAATTTACTCCCAGCAATTTCATATCTATTTGCAACTTTTTTAAAGACACCATGAGCTTCTCCTAGTTGAAGCAGTCCGTAATACTTATCAAGTCCTCTCTCGTCATAGAATAATCTTGTCTCAATATCAGAGTTTTCTTTGGTAAAGCGAGACTTCTGTGCCTTCACTTTAATAATGTTACCAACAACCTCAGTGCCATCTTTCTCTTTCTTCTTGGACAGGAAGAGAATAGTTGAAGCAGAATATTTGAGACCAGTGCCACCACCCATTTCTTTAGTTGGCACATAAGCACCCACCACTTCATATGTATGGTTAGTAACGATGAGAGGAATACCTGCTTGTCCCAGCTTCAGCGAAAGAATACGGAAGATGGATTTGATAACCTGAGCGCGAGTCATGTCGCGGGTTTCTTTACCTTCAGTAGCATCTTGCACTTCTTTGGTAGTTGACAACATGCCAAGAGAATCCAACACAAACAGAAGAGGGGGGCGGTCTTCTTTCTTCAGTTTCATATACTCATCCACCACCTTGATAGATTGAGTGCGAAACTCTTGCACTGTAGATACAGGAACAAGACCAACACGTTTAACATCAATACCACGCGAAATCATCATGTCTTTAGACACAGCAGATTCTGTCTCAAAGTAAATTACTTGAGCATCAGGATTGTTGTTTAGGAAATGTTTGACGATAGAAAGAGCGAAGAATGTTTTACCAGTAGAGGACTCCCCAGCAAGTGCGGTGATTTTGTTGGACGGTAATCCTCCGTAAATACTCCCGCTAATGAGAGCATTGAGAATATAGCTGCCTGTATCAACAAAGCTATTACAATCTCCCGTCGAGATTCCTTCGTCTGCAACACTCGCAAATTCATTATCTAACTCCTTAATAACTGAATGTAAAAAACTCATAATACCTCACGAAAAGAAACTTGTCAATGTGTTTTTGTGTTCTGTATTCCAACCAACTATATCTAGAACTTTTTTCAAAGGCTCGAAAAATGATTTATTAAATTGTGTGTCATAATCGACATACTTTTCTAGATTAAATTCTTTTGGAATATTTTGAAAGAATGCTATCACATTTTCTCCAATTGGATTTGGAGTTTTTAGATAGATGTATTTGATTTTTTCTCCTTCTTGGATTGAAGGAAATTTATTAGTAATTTTATACTTTCGCAGATAGTGATTATACAATAATGCACCTCTGACCTGAATAGGAGTACTCTGTCCTTGTTTATAAATTGTAGCATAGTTTTTGTATTTTTCAAGGTTGTTTACCCCCCTAGGAAATGCAACATCTGTATAATTTTGTTTTTTAATATCAGATTTAATTTGATTGATAAACTCAATCATTGCATCATTAGTTCCCTCAATCATAATCTTGTATGCTTTTTCAAGTTTATCTCTAAAATATGCAGGAGTAGAAGACCTTTGAGTTTCAAGTCCCATAATTTTCATTTTAGGTTCTTTGAATCGAACTCCTTCGCTGTCCCACACATTTAAGATATATCGTTTCTTGGCAGTCCAGATTCCACGATTGGCTATGTTCTCTCGCTTCATCGACATTTTTTGCTCATATGCATTTACATACGTCGCCAATTCTTTGTAGCAATTTTCAATATAAGGCTCAAGTTCCATTTGACACAATTTGTCAAGGAACGTAACGACTTTCTCATCAGACGGCGTTCTTCCTTTGTATACATTCTCAACCAAATCACCCAAATTAAGGTAGATGGAATCAGTATCCACAGCAATAACATAATCTACATCCTTCGTTTTAAGTACCTTATTTAGATATTCATTCATTTTATTTTCAATCCAACGGATTGATAACTGTCCAGAAAGAGTAATTGCTTCTGCATTTTCAATCCTGAAATAACGAAAGTGTTCGTTTCCAATAGCACCATATGCAGAATTCAATTGAATCTTTTTAGCCATTTGAATATTATTGTATCGTGAAATATCTTTCTTTAACTGAGGAGCTTTAGTATTTTCATACTCTTGCTTAGCATCCAACATTTTCTTTTTATAGATTACACGGTCTTGATACATTTTATCCATAAGTTTAGGAAGAAATCCTTGAACTTCTGTAGTATACAAAGTACCGTTTGCACACAAAGTTTTGGATTTGAGAGTAGAAGTATCTATTTCTTGCGCCAATAATTTGTTAACTGAAACTCCACCCACACGTTCCTCCAACAAAGTTTCTGGAGAAATATTGTATTGCATAATCAAATGCGGATACAGAGAATTAAGGTCGAAGTTTACAACCCAATCATACATTCCAGGAACAGGTTCTTTAACATACGCACCAGCATATTGAGAATCTTTATGCGTTTCCAATTTAGGAGGAATCACAATATTCTCTTTTTTAAGTTGATTATAAATGATAGTATCCCACATGCGAACTTGAGAATACACATCATCAAAATTTACCTTGGCATCATATGCCATGGTAATGGCAAGTTCAATCAACTTCATCTTGTCTTCCAAACGGTCAACAAGTTCCACGTCATGAATGTTATACTCAATAAACTTCTGCCAATTTTTTCTATAAAAATCTTGAAAGTTTTCGTATTCAGTATGGTCTAGTTTGTTTTCACCAAGTTCAACAAATGCGATGTGGTCAAGACGATAAGATTCTTGCTTAGAATAAGTAAATTTTTGATAAAGGTCATAATAATCTAGGATAGAAACTCCCATAATATTATAATAAATTTGCTTACGACCTCGAACAAAAACTTCTCCTTCATCTACTTTATTCCAAGTAGATAAAGAAGTCATATGTTTTTGACCCAAAACCTTTGCCATTCTACGAGCAATAAATGGAATGTCGAACATTTTAACATTCCATCCAGTAACAATATCTGGTGTATTTTGAACCCACCAATTTAAAAACTTCCAAAGAAGTTCTTGCTCATTTTTACAATACTCATAAGTTAAATTATCATGGTTGTTTTCAAATTCTCCACAACCCCATGTAATTAACTTTTTAGTATTGAAATCTTTGATAGTAATACACAGGATTTCTTCAAGTGCTTCTTCTACATTAGGAAATCCATTTTCAGACGTAGTTTCAATATCAAGAGAAATGATATTAATATTAGAAACGTCGTATAAAATTTCCTCTTCTGGAAATTTTTCTGCGATGTATTGATAAAGATATTTGGTATTACCATAGATGGGAAAATTTTCAACTCCATCATATTGTTTCACAAATTCTCTAGCTTCTTTAACACGGCTAAAACGAATTGGTTCTACAAATTTTTTATCTAATGTTAAATATTTTGTTGGATTATTAGCTAATACAAAAAGAGTCGGAGAAAACGGTTCTTTGTAAGAAACCGATTCCCCGTTCTCATAGCCACGATAGAGAATGTTATCTCCAATCAATTGAACATTAGTATAAAAATTCATTAACCAATAACTTCACGATAGTATTTTAGCAGGTCTTCCCTGGGTTCGACAATAGTAAAAATATCAGCAGACCTTATAGGAATTTGCTTTTGATAGGTGTAAGGAATAAAATTGTCTAATGTAAGATACACCTTTGCCGTATCTCTAGAAAATTGTTCAGTTCCAAACTCTAGTGCATTGACAGGGGGTAAATCTTTATCATCATAAACATAATTTTTTACAATCATTTTAGGATTAATTAAAACGCAATCTGCATCCTCATCTTCTCGTTCTTCGATTTCGGATATAACTTCGTAATTATTCTTCAGTATTAATACTTTGACTGTCATTGGTTTCTCCAAATTTTTCAAGATAGGAATTTAAAATGTCTTCATGTGGTTCTACAATAGTAACTACCCAATCATGAGGAATCATGATTTTAGTTTCTTTTGTGAGAGGCATCCAGGAAGAAAAATGAATATTTGCAGATGGGGTTTCTGCTTCCTCGGTTAATAGCAGTGAATCTTGTTTTTCAATACTAACTACATAAGGATTTTCAAATAGTAAACTAATTTGTTTATCAGTTTCCTTTTCTACAATTTCTTTAATGTCTGCAATAACATCTTCTCCAGATTTTAAAACAGCAATTTTTACAGCCATAAATCAGTCATTATATTCAAATTTAGTCTAGCAGAAGCTCGTGTAAATGTCAATCTAATGACAAACTAATATCGTCAATATTTTTTAATTGTTTGCTAATCTTTTCGAGATATCCTCGGTTTCTTAATTCTTTAAATACTAAATTTTCAGGAGCAAATTCTCCACCTTTTTCAATAGCAACTGCTCTCATTTTCCTCAATTTTTCTTTTAATTTATCCAAAGCATCTCTGTCGTCTGCTTTATTAGTAATTAAAAAATTTATATAATCGATAAATGTTTTTACTTTTTGAATAACTGTTTTATCATTAACATTGATTTCTTTTTTTACTGGTTTTACAAGCCAAGTATTTTTAATTAATGAATACACCCCTTGGTCCTTTGGTAAAGCATCAGATTCATCTTGTGCATATAATTCTACATCATGTCCATAAATTTTAATGTCATGAGATAATGCCCATAATTGTTTTTTATCTCTCAAATAATCATCAATT